TTCGATTTCGATCTTCACCGCTTGCCTGATTGCCTCTTCAATCATCGTCGTTCCTCCTGATTGCGGAGCGCCAACAAGGCGCTCCAGTTTACGTCGCTTCGCTCCGAAACTGAGCTTTGTCGTTCGACGGGGCGTCGGAACCGGCTATGGCCCCGAAGATGGACAGGGGGTTGGGGATTCGATCCATCCGGCGTTTTGCCCGCCCCGGCGTAATGGTCATGTCACTTGTCCTTTGCGGCCAGCGCCAGCCCGGTCAGGTCCAGCCCGTATCGCCCGCGCTTGGCCTCGACGCAGACACGCTCGCCCTTCATGTTGTCGGCCATGTCAGCCCGCGCGCTGTCGAAGGTATTGACCCACACCTTGTTGCCAGCGTCTGTTTCGATGCAGATGCCGTACTTCTTGCCGCCCGTCTTGGTGGGCTTCTCGTTGAGATGGACCAACGCGCCCTCGATGGTCTCCCCGTCGGACTCTCCGAGCGAACCCTGATTGGGGTCGTCCGTACCCGGCGTGGGCGCGAACGGGTCAACTTCGCGCTCATGCGGGAACGGGTCTTCGGGGATGTCCCGCATGGCATGCGGGATGTCATCGGGCGGGACAACTTCGGGCTCCACGGTCTGCCCGAAACCATCGTCTTCCGGCGTCGTTGTCGTAACCGGCTCGGCGATGCGCCGCTTGAGCGGCCTAGGTGCCGTGCTCTCGGGCACGGCGATGGACACATCGTGCAGCCTGTCGTCGTCGGCCTCCAGGGCGTCGCGGTATTCCGGCGACAGCGGAAGCCACTTCGACAACCGTCTAAAGCAGGTCTTCTTGGCCATCTCGTTCCAGTCCGTCACCCACGGGCCAAGATGCCCAGCCTTGCTGCGCTTGCGGATTCCCTCGATGTCGTCGGAGGACATCACTTCCGCTTTCCTTGTGCCGTCCTTGAAGGTGCATACGGCATACGCCGCATACGGCTTGCCCCTCTTGCCGGACCTGAAGTCAATCTTGTGCTTCTTGACCTCGCCCATGTCGTACTCGAACTCGTCGCCCTCGCAGACTACATCGGCGTGGATATTGGCCACGCTTCCCGACCGCATGGCAAGCTCCACAAGTCCCTTGTAGTCAACGATTAGCTGGCACTCCGTGACGCCCCTCTTTCTGTTCTCGAACGGGATAAGGTGAGCCCTTCTGCCGTCGGGTTCAAGGCCGAGCTGACTGAGATTGAGCAGGGCATTGAAGAACGATGCCTGATCGCAGTCGGCCAGCTTGGGGGTTCGCATGATTGCCGTGCAGGCTACCCTGATGAACCTGTCGGGGGTCAGATGGCGGGGCAACGCCTTTGCCACCTGCGCCTTGAAGGCGTCGCCCTCCAAGAGCTGCCTGATGCCCGTTTCTCCGCGCTTCACGATGTCAGTCATTATCGTTCTCCTTTCACGCGGTAGTAATACCGCTTTCCGTCCCTCTGCGTCTCGATGTCAATGCCGTTGGCCCGTAAAGCCGAGATGTCCGAGTGCACCGCCATGCTTCCCGTGAAGGTCGAGATGGCCCTGGTGCTCCACATGCCGCCAGCGCTCAAGACTTGGAGCGTGTCCTGCAAACGCTTCGAGGTTGCCAGATTACCGGCGTTCATGGCGGTCTGCCTCCGTCTCTTCTGCCGATTCCACCAGCGGCCTGCCGCAGAACGGGCAAAATCTCATGCCGTGCTTGGATGGCGTGTTCTCGTCTGTAAGGACAAACGCCTCGCCGCAGGCCGTGGCCCAGAAGCCGTCCCTGTCGAATGTCCACAGGCAATGGTCCATCTCACGCCTCCTTTCAACCGCCGCTTGGACCGGACGTGCCGCCGGTCAAGCGGGTGTTGGCGCTCACTGGCGCTTCTCCATGCGAACGTGGATCAGCAGTTCATTCTGAAGCCGTTCCATGCTGACGTGCTCCATGACCTTGATCGCCAGTCCGGCCACGATCTCCGGCACGCGCCGGTCCAGTTCGGCCTTGGCGTTCTCAGTCGCCGTCTTGACGGCGCGTTCGATTTCGATCTTCACCGCTTGCCTGA